ACCACTTCTGTGTCATAATTAATTAATTATATTCTTGCACGATTATATAGATGCTCAAACTGCATAAAAAAAGAGGTCGGGACGACGCTTCGCTCCTTACGGATCGCGCGCGCGTCTTCCCTTCCTTTTTTTTATTGTTTGAGCATCTAAGCATCTGTGAAGTCGAGAGTCATCTCGTATGATACTGATACCGCGGGCCCAGTGTATGCGCCAAATGTTATAGCGGTATTATCAGCGTAAGCACCAACAAACACCAGAAACAAGCTTGCTGGTTGAGATACCGTGCCGTTGCCGTCAATCGGATACTTAACAATTTTCATGTGTTTGGTGAGATCGATACGCCAAAACTGAGACATCTTAAAGTCATTATTAGGATTGGTGGTAGCTGTTGAAGGACCTAACTTAAAGGTACGAGAAGCGATATATGTATACTCATCAGTATTGACACGCCGTGTTAAATCAGAGAGCTGATTTGTTGGATTGCCCGTAGTGCCCTCGAACAAATTATTAAATGTATCAGCGGCAGGAACCAACTTGTTTTTCAATAAAAACATCTTGATATAAAAAGGTCGCTGAGTTGCATTTGTGTTATACAATGTACCTCGCATAATACAACTCTTAACCCTAATATCATTCCCCAGCCGCTCATATTCTCCAGGGCCTTGTCCAATAGTCCCAATAAGAGATTGAGCTAATTCGACAATTGTAGGAGCTACTGGCCCTGTATTATTTCGGAGAACTATGGCCGTGGCTCCATAGCCAGCGTCCAAGTGCTTCACATCAAGGCGACGGTTGATAACCTTGACGACCTTCTCTGTGAAGGATTTAGTTGGCTTAACATACTTTTTAGAAGGATGACGTCGCCGTGCGGCTACCCGTCCCTTAACCATTTTAGCATAAGGCATATTTATAACATAACTATTAGCTTATTCTTAAATGGTTAAATCAAGGGGGTGGTGCTATACAGCAAACAACTATACTAAAGAAGAATACGAATCACTTGAAAAATATGATTGTGGTTATCATGTCATGGGTAAAGAGGTAGGAGAGCAAGGAACACCGCATATCCAAGGTTATATAGAGTTTACGAATGCTAAACGTTTCGACACATTACATGCGGACTTTCCAAAAATTCATTGGGAACCCAGAAAGGGAACCCAACAACAAGCAATAGACTATTGCATGAAAGGGGGAGACTTCGTAGAGATAGGAACAAAGAAGGACCAAGGAAAGAGAACGGATATAGAGGCTGTGATCAAGGACATAAATGACAAAGTATTTAGCCCTAACAATCACGCCGTCGCCTATATCAAATATGCAAAGGGGATAGACTGCTACGCAAATTATAAATTACTGCCAAGAACAGTAAAACCCACAGTAGAGTGGAGATATGGTTTGACCGGAAGCGGCAAGACCAGAGAACCGTATGAAAGACATATAAACAGTGTATATATCAAAGACGGGACAATGTGGTGGAACAACTACACTCAGCAGGAAGCCGTCATAATTGATGACTTTGATGGTCATTGGCCATATCGAGACTTCCTGCGATTATTAGACAGATACCCCTATCAAGGACAATATAAAGGCGGATATGTTAACATAAGCAGCGCTTATATTTATATTACATGCGAGTTCAGCCCAGAAACTTTCTGGAGAGGCAATGAGCTCGCGCAAGTGATTCGTCGAATCGACACAATTACATTGTGTCGTATCAACGAACCTGTGCCAGTTATGGTAATCGACGATCTCGTCGATTAACATCTGACACAGAAGTGACACAGAAGTGGTAGGTAATACTA